AAAATAACATACTTTTATACAACATGCAAGTGTGCTACAATAAAAAAATCAAAGCTGCCTAATTTTTAGGCAACTGATTAATTATTAGGCACAAAAAAATGTTTACGGCTATAATTTTAGCTTGCTTTATCGATGGATCTTGTCTAGAATTAACAGATCAATATGGACCTTACAAAACAGAACTGGAATGTAAGGCACGTGTTGCTCATATGATGCAGGATTTTATATCGGCACCACCAACACCGCCAGTAAGAATGCTGTCGTTTAAATGTGATATAAAGCAGGGAACAAAAATATAAATGTTAGATACACATATTGAAGAAGGTGACTTACCAGAACTATCTGGTATGGGTGACTACATACGTCTAAAGGACAGTATGAATAGATATGCCAATGCAAGAGCAAAGGAAGACTTCCTTACTTTTGTAAAGATGTTTGCGCCCACACTGGTTTCTGACTTTGAGATGGGCAGACACATAGAACTGTTGTGTGCAAAGCTTCAGGGTGTGGTAGAAGGTGATGTGAAAAGACTTATGGTGTTTCTACCACCACGTTCTTCAAAGTCATTAATATGTAGTAAGCTGTTTCCAGCTTGGTATATTGGGAATTATGCGAATCATGAAATAATGTCTGTGTCACACTCAGACCAGCTTGCCAGCGACTTTGGTAGATCTGTCAGGGATATTGTGAACACAAAAAAGTTTCAGCGTATCTTTAAGGGTGTGTCTTTGCGTAGTGACGTTAAGGCAGCAGGAAAATGGAAAACAAATAAAAATGGTTCTTACTATGCGGCGGGTGTTAGAAGTCAGGTGGCAGGTCGTGGTGCTCATGTGGCACTACTTGATGACGTTATGTCGGAAGAAGACAGTTTTTCTGAAGCAGGTCGTAGGTATATCAAGGAATGGTATCCTGCTGGCCTACGCACTCGTATCATGCCGAATGGAGCCATCATTATCATCAACACCAGATACCATTATGATGACCTTTGTGGTTGGCTTTTAAAACAGGAACAGGCCGCAGAAGAAAGTGTGTATCCTTGGGAAGTAATTAGTATCCCTGCATGGCTGGACGAGCCAGCAGCAGAACTTCTTGGATTACCTGTAGGCAGTTCATATTTTCCAGAGTGGAAGTCAGATGAAGTTCTGAAACTGGACGAACAGGAAATCAGAGCAAGTAATGGCAGCAGATATTGGAATGCTTTGTACATGCAGGATCCAAGTCCTGATGACGGCGGCATTATCAAAAAGAAATGGATACAGTGGTGGGATTATGACGAACCGCCCGGTTGCGACTTTATTATCCAAACATATGACACGGCCTTCAGCACATCAAGAACTGCTGACTATAGCGTAATACAGACGTGGGGCATATTTAATAATTATGTTGAAGATGGTTATGGTGGCGAAGGTATAGCTTCTAATATTATTCTTCTTAGTAATATCCGTGGAAGATTTGAATATCCCGAACTAAGACGTAAGGCACAAGAACTATTCCAAGAATTCAGACCTGATGTGTGTATCATTGAGAAAAAAGCATCAGGACAATCGCTCATACAGGACATGAGAAGGGCGGGTCTACCTGTGTTGGACTATCTTCCAGACAGAGATAAGATTGCTCGTGTGTATGCAGCAACCCCAATGATGGAAGCAGGACGTGTCTGGCTACCAAACAACAGGGTATGGGCAGATGATTTATTTTCAGAATGTATGTCATTTCCTAATGGCGCACATGATGACCAAGTAGACTGTCTAACAATGGCAATCCATTACATGAAAGACAGTTGGAACTTATTGCATCCAGAAGATCCTAATTGGGAAGATGATATCAATCCAAGAAGGCAAAAGAGAGTTGCATATTGGCGAACATAAGTATATAATATAGGACAGTCAGATATAACTTTAATTAGCAGGGAAAAATAATGGCTATAGAAAAAAATCCAAATGATCAGATACCTTCATCTGATAACGTAATTCCAGTTAACTTTGATCCTGAAGCATCAGAAAAAGTAAACTTTGAAATTGATCCAGACACTGGTGAAATCGAAGTAGAATTTTCTATGGAAGACGATTCTATGGAAATAGAATTTGATATGGAAGAAGGCGAGTTCTACGAGAACTTAGCTGAAAGTCTTGACGAAGATATTTTGTCATCTATTGGTCAAGAAGTTTATGATAACTTTGAAGCAGATAAAGCTTCACGTTCAGAATGGGAATCCATGTTTGAGCGTGGGTTTGATTTGCTTGGTTTGAAACTGGAAGAAACAACAGAACCATTTGAAGGTGCTGCCACCGCTGTACACCCATTGCTGATCGAATCAGCAGTCAAGTTCCAATCAAGGGCGAGTCAAGAACTTTTCCCTGCTTCTGGGCCTGTAAAGACCCAAGTTCTAGGTGACGTAACAGAAGAGCGTCAGCGTCAAGCCAACCGTGTTCAAAACTTTATGAACTATCAGTTGACCGAGCAAATGCCGGAATACTTTGACGAGTTTGAGCGCATGTTGTTTCACCTGCCCTTGATTGGTTCTTCTTTCAAAAAGATTTATTATGATTCATCTGTACAACGTCCTGTCAGTGAGTTTGTGCCTATTGACCAATTCTATGTGTCTTACTATGCCACAGACCTAAGACGTGCAGACAGATATACTCATGTGTTGTTCCGTAGCCCTGTAGAAATGGCACGGCAGATTGAAGCAGGTATGTATATTGGTGACGATCTACCAGAACCATATATGCCAGAACAATCGGCACTTACAGAAAAAATGGACACAGTTCTTGGACTATCGCCTTCTTCAGACACAGATATGCAGTATGTGTTGCTTGAGCAGCACTGCTATTTGGATCTTGAAGATGGAGAAGGTGCATGTCCTTATATTGTAACTATTGAAGAACAATCACAAAAAGTTATTTCAATTAGACGTAACTGGGATCCTGAAGACGAAACAAAACAAAAGAAAATGTTCTTTACACATTATCGTTTTGTTCCGGGCTTTGGTTTCTATGGTCTTGGTCTTATCCACTTCCTTGGCAACCTTACAATGTCTGCAACTGCTGCACTGCGTAATCTTATTGATGCAGGTCAGTTTGCAAACCTTCCCGGCGGCTTTAAAGCCAAAGGTGTTCGTATTGTAGGTGACAATGATCCTATTGCTCCGGGTGAATTCAAAGAAGTCGAAGCAACAGGAATGGACTTGAGCAAGTCAATTATTTCACTTCCATATAAAGAACCATCACAAACATTGTTCCAAATGCTTCAGTTTATTTCTGGCGCAGGTCAGAAGTTTGCTGACACAACGGAGCAGGTTATCAGCGAAGGTTCTAACTATGGTCCTGTCGGCACGACTATGGCATTGCTTGAAGCATCAAGTAAATTCTTTAGTGCTATTCATAAACGATTGCACAAATCACAACGTGATGAATTTAAAATTTTGTCACGTATTGATTATGAAAGCTTGCCACCAGAATATCCATACGATGTTCCGGGTGTGTCAGAAAAAATCTTTAAGTATGATTTTGATGGTCGTGTTGATGTGCTTCCTGTTAGTGACCCTAATATTCCGTCATCTGCCCATCGTTTGATGATGACACAAATGGCAATGCAGTTGGCTCAGTCATCTCCACCCGGAATGTTTAATATGGAAGAACTAAACCGTACACTTCTTAGTGCAGCTAACATTCCTAATCTGGATCGTATCCTGCCTAAGAAACCAGAACCACAACCACTTGATCCTGTTACAGATATTGAAGCTGCAACAAAAGGTCTGCCTATTAAAGCATTTGCAGGGCAAAACCACGATGCACATATTCAAGTTAAAACAATGTTCTTGCAAGATCCTGCAAATGGTGGCAATCCTATTATGCAACGTGTTGCACCAGTTCTTCAGGCAAACATTCAAGAACATATTGTTATGAAGTACGAAGAGCAGGTAAACGGTATTGCACGTCAGATGCTGTCAGAAGCACCTGCTGGTGATCCAAATGCACAGAATCCTGCAGTTATTGAACAAGTTATGGCTGCTGCTGCCCAACAAGTTATGCAAGCTAATATGGCTGCTGCACAACAAGGTGGTGGACCAGAGCAGCAAATGGTTGCTATTGAAGCGGCACGGCTTGATGTTGAAAAGCAAAAGGTTCAAGCACAGCTTGCTAAAGAAGCAACCGAAGGGGCAATCAAGAATCGTGATCTTGATTTGAAAGAACAAAAACTTGCGCTTGACGCTTACAAGATAGGAGCAGAGAATACTCTGAAATCAGATGAAAAAGAGAAAGATCGAAATACAAAAACGGCTATCAAGGCTGTCGAAATACTCGCAGATCTCATCAAACAAGAAGACAACATCAAAAACTCCGAAACGCTTAAAGCGGCAGACATGATTACAAAACTGCTATCAGACGCTAAGAAACAAAGAAGTTAAACATGCTTTGGGAAGAAATTGATCGTGTGCTTCAAAAAGAATTGATAGCACTAAAGAATTCGCTTGCATCTGGATCGGCTACAGATTATCATTCGTATATGAATGGTGTTGGTAGAATCGCTGGCATTGAATGGGCCAGAGAAGAAATCAAACACATTGTTAATACAATGATATATGAAGACGATGAGGAGTAAAAATGCAAGCAGTAGCTATGGACAAAGCAATGTTGAATGACCAATGGGTTTCACAGGAAGAAGCACCAGATCCTGATGTGCTTCCTGAAGTTCCGGGGTTTCATCTACTTATCCGTCCTGTGTCTGTAAAAGAACAGACTAAGGGTGGTATTATTTTGCCTGACTCAACTAAGAATGATATTGGTCTTCTTACTACAGTGGGTAAAGTTTTGAAAGTAGGCGACATTGCTTACAAGGATACTAATAAATTTCCTAACGGTGCTTGGTGTAAACCGGGTGACTATGTGTGTTATGGAAAACATTCTGGACAAAAGTTCTTTTATAAAGGTGTACGCCTTCTTCTTTTGTTTGATGACCAGATTTCTATGGTTGTTGAAGATCCAAAAGAACTAGATCCAACATATAACTTGTCACACTAATGGCTAAAAGTTATAACACTGCGGCAGCTTCGTTTGATAAACCAAAGAAGAAAAAGCCGGGAAGACACAAGAAAAAGCTAAATAAACGCAATAAACCTAAAAATTTCTTTGGTTAGGTATTGTGTATAGTTAGTGTATATTGTATTATAAAAACAATTGCGTAATTCGTCAGTTTCGCAAATGACGTAAAAAGGAGAACTAGATGTCTACGGACAATGATTGGACCACGGTAGATACTTCTAACGCCGTAA